TACAGGACAAATGGGTATTGCTAGACAACTTGTACAAGAGCCTTTAATTCCATTAGATGCGCCAACACAGCGCCCTGATGAACCAATTACTTTTGGTGTAGATGCAGGCCCAGGTCCTGGTACTGAAGTATTAAACCTACCACAAGGTGTTGGTATGGGACCAGATGTAGATAGCGGTATTCAAGCTATTCGTGCAATGTATATCCGCGACCCACGTAACCAGGATTTGCGTCGCATCCTAGAATTGGTAGACCAGCAGATAGGTAACATGTGAGTCAGCCAGCAGTAAAAAAGAATCCAGATGGTACCTGGACAATCACTGGCGTACAAGAGAACAGGCTTACGCAAAATCAAGCTGACTATCAACAGTTAGTTAAAGCTTCAGAGCTACTTACTGGTGAGGAAGGCGAGAAAGCTCGCCGTTTAATTACGCAAACTCCTACCCTTTCTGGTGGATTACTCGCTAGCTTGGCTTCATATGGCGCAGTTCCTAACAATAATCTTGTTAAGACACTTGCTGACATTGATGCACAGACTCGCGCCCAGCGAGAATTAGATGCTTTTGCTGAAGCACAACGTATTTCTAATGAAAAGTTTAATAGTAAGTTCCATGGTAAGCTATGGTCAACCCTAAAGGGTCTTGTTCGTGGCGTTGCTATTATAAGCGAAACCCCAGGAGAAGCAATACAAGCTTCTGCTCGTACATTAAAAGAAGATATTGATGCAGCGGTACGCGGAGATATTAATTTTTGGACTCGGCAACCTACTGACCCGACTAAAACTCGTGAAGATTTAGGACTATCTAGCGGTCCAGGTTCTATTTTAAATCAATTAAAGCTCACTCAGGTTGCTAAACAGCTTGTTGCTGAGAAAAAAATAGATTTAGGTGCAGGATTTTTTCCATCTGAAGAGTCAGGTGCTGGCTTTGCAGCGCGTAAAGCGCAGATGGATATAGCTGCAGTCAATGTTAAGGTAGGCGACAGGACTTATCAGCGTCCATTCTATCTAGCTGACCCAGTAGTCAATGCTATTACCTTTGGTAATGCTGATACTAGCTACGGTAACGTAATGGTTGCCTTAGGAAACCTGGCTTTTGCTATCAAGACTGACACTTTTATTGTATATAGTAGAATAAAAAGAGCAGCAAACGAAGCAGAGCGTGTAGCTAGAACATCAACTGGTGTAAAAGCTGCTAAAGCTTACCAGCAAAAAGCCATTCTTGATGCAGAGATTGAAGAACTCACAGCTAGAATGAATCAAGCGTCTAGAGAATTAGATAATTTAGTAGGAGTCGAAAGAGCTGCTAAGCAAGATGAGTTCGTTGCTGCTCTGAATGAGAGAGTTCAAAAGTCAGACGAGTACGATAACATTGTCTATGACCCTGAAGCAGTAGCTGGATTCTTAAGTAGCTCTGCGGCAGCCCCTGCCATTGACGCCCTTTCTGAGATTACAGACTGGAAAGAAATCTGGCGTTTAGGTAAGTCAGCAGGTGGACGTAGTGGCTTTAATGTTGAGCAAGCAAAGGCTATTGCTGCTGCATCTAACCGTGAAGAAGTATTAAGCGCTTTAGCTCCTTTTATTGCTAAAGGAACAGTCACTGCTGGTGTACTTGATAGAGGTACAGCGACTGGAAAAGCTGTTGGAGAGATGCTTAGTTCTAGGATTATTCCTGGTAAAGGAGCCCAGATTGTTGATTCAATCAAAGGCCTTGGAGCTCGTGGCTTTCGCAAGATGCCATTCTATAATAAAGTTGTAGACGCTTACAATAAAGGTTTAACAGTTGTACCTAAGGGTAAAGCTATTCATGCTGCCGATAAAGATGGATTGATTGACGCAATTTATTCCTATGGCCGTATTACAAATGTATCTGCTGCTAAGCTAGACGAGCTAGCTGATATTGTAGCCCTTACAGACGATGCTTCTGAAGCAGGTTATACTGCTTCTGCTAAACTCTTTGATGAGATATTAGCTGCCAACCTAGATAAGTCTATGGAGCCAGAGCTTCTTAAAGAAGTAACTAGAATATTTAAGAATGGTAATTCTGAGATGGCTACTTATTGGTCTGCTCGCCATGCAGCTGGAGCTAAAATAGATTACGTACTTTCTGGAAATAAAAAAGTAACTATTACTGGTCCACATCTAGACTCTGAATATCTTAACTCAGTGGTATATTTACCTGATGCTCGTGAGTTATTAGATGTAATTGCCTCTGTAAATAAAATTCGTAAAGCAACAAAAAGTACTAAGGAAGCTATAGACTACGCAACCAATACTGTTTGGAAACGTATTGTTCTTGTTCGCCCAGCATATATTATGCGTAACATTGCTGAAGAGCAAATTCGTGTTTTGGGTACAGGTCATATATCGTTCTTTAATAATCCAGTAATGGCTATGGGTATGTGGCTAGGCAGAGATGGCGGAGCCCCTTGGCGTGCTGTGTTGAATAAATTTGACCCGTTCAGAAATACAGTTACAGATGAAAGCTTTAAATTAGGTAAAACTAAAGATGAGTTTGCAGCTGAAGTTATGGCTCATGACGCGACTGAATCATACATTAAGTTTATGACCTCTGGAGTAAGTGGCATAGATAATGATGCTCGTATCGCTATGTCTTTTGCTGGATTCCAACCTAGAGCATATGGTCATCCCCGTTGGTGGGAAGGTCTTGCTAATGAAGTTCGTATCCTTAACAACTCTATTGCAGGCAGAGCGGTAGCTCGTACTGGCCCTACTCTAGATAATCAGATGGCCACTGTAGATTACTTACTTGTTGGCGCTGGTAAAGATGAGTGGACTCAGTTTGCTAAACTTCAGAAGCCTGAGGTTCGTGACTGGTTGCTTACCCCAGAAGGCGCTACTACCTACTTGTTTACTGGTGTAGATAAAAGCGGTAAAGCAGTATCTCTCCTTGCTCGTATCGAAGAAGCTGCGGGACTTGGTGGCGAAGCTTCTCAAGCAATTAAGAATCTAATCGCATTTGGTAGAATTGATAAACCAGGATTTAAGATTGAAGTACCTAAGGGTAGACAGTCCGCAGAGAATTCAATTCGTAATGCTGCTGAAATATCAGCAGGTAAAAAAGCTCTTAAGGATGCTAACGAAGAGTTTGCAGATATGTTAAAGCAATCCTTTGATGGCAAAGGCAATTGGGATGGATTGCTTATGAATATTCCTGAAGCTAAATTTGAAAGCATTGGGAAAAAACCAGGTTTACTTAGTAGTATTTCTGAGGGATTCTTTAAATTTGCTGTTAAGCTTGAGAAGACATCGACGATGGGCCCAGAATGGCGTCAGTCATATTGGGATGCTATCTATGATATTTCTGGTGCGCTAGACGCTGAAGCTGTGGCTCAGCTAGCTATTGTTGCAAAGAAGTCTTTGACTCCATTGACAAGCTTTAAGGGCCAGCCAATCGGCAAAGAACACGCAGTATGGAAAGCATTTAAGGCCGCAGAAGAATCTGCTAAAAAGTTTGGCAATATCACCGCAGCTGAAGCTCACGAGTATGCTTCCTTTGTAGCTAGCAAGCGTGTTGCAGATTTATTCTATGATGCTTCTCGTAAGCGTTTGATATTCCATCAGTTACGTTTGATTGCACCATTCGGTGCAGCTTGGGAAGATACTATCCGTAAGTGGGGCCAGATTGCTCTGGATAACCCAATGGAAGTATACAAGATTCAAAAGACTTTACAATGGCTTACAAAGCCAGAGTCATCAGCACTGTATTCTTTAACAGATGCTAAAGACTACTATGACCCTAACCAAGGTTTCTTCTTTAATGACCCATTAGATGGGCAACGTAAGTTCTTTATTCCATTCCTAGGTACTGGTCTTAACTTCCTATCAAACCTAGTTACTGGTCAAGGTGCTAGCAGGCAAGGCCCTTATGCCATTGCTGCTACACCACAATCATTGAACTTCGCATTTGCATCAGGTAGTATTATGCCAGGCTTTGGCCCAGGGTTACAGATGTCGGTAATAGCATTAGATGAATTGGGTGTTAACCCAATCAACATTGCGCCGATTGGTATGCGAGATGGTATAAATAAGATAATTTTTCCATTCGGTGAGCCTTACTTAAAACAAGGCGTACTTGAAGGATTCCTTCCTGGTAACTGGCGTAGACTATTAGCTTTTTTCCCTGGACAAGAAGAATCATATGCAGCTGCTTTTGCTCCTGTCATGAACTATCTAGCTAGCGGTGGAAACTATGACTTAAATGACATAGAAGACCAAGCTCAATTAATGAGGGATACTGATAAGTTTGCTAAATGGTTTACAGTATTTCGCGGCTTATTTGGATTAGTTTCTCCATTCCCACTACAACCACAGGGATTAACTACCCTCGACGATGGAAATGCTGTATTATCTACCGCTTTGTATAATGACTTTAAACAGTTAGAAGTAGCAGCTGGTGGTAATTACAACAAGGCTTATGCTGACTTCTTAGACTTATACGGCCCAGAGGTTATATTTGCTATCATCAATACATCCTCAGGCGCCCCTACTAACCTAATGACATACGAGTTAATTCAACGAGAGCCAGAAGTTGTGGACTTATATCCTGATACTTATGGATATGCATACCCTGCTGGTGGATTCTCTACAGAGTTATATCGTTGGCAACGCCGTGCTGGAGAGAAAGAAAAGTTTGATTCTAAACAATTAGTACAAAGAGCTACAAGTTTACGCTTCTATGCAGCCGATGATAGGCTAATGGCTCGTTTAATATCTGGCGACTTTAGTGAGGAAGAGTACGAAGAAGCCCGTAAGAACCTTCGTGATACCTTCATTAAAGCAGGCCTTAGTCAAGAGACTGACCTATATAAGGAGGCTCGTACCAAAGAACAGCTTCGTAGAATGGCAACAGATATACGCTTTGAGGATTCTGATGCTGTAGCAGGACTTCGTGACTATCTATATCTAAGAGACAAAGCTTTAGAAGCAGCTAACATAGATAACGATAGTTTAGCTAAGAAGGGTGCACTACCTCAGCGTGAATGGCTAGCAGGCCAAGCTAAAAAAATTCTACAAAGAAATCCAGAGTTCTATAAATTTTATTATAGGTTCTTTAAAGAGGAGTTAGAAGGATAATGAGTATTACAACCCCAAAGCCAAGCGCCTCTCCAGCTCCTTCCCCAAAACCTTCTGGCAACCTTGGCCCATCTGCTGAAGCTGAGAAAGCTGCAGCTGGTGCACCGCAAGGTGATGCAGGAGTAAAAGCGCCAATAGGTTTAACTGGTGTTCCTAAGGGAACTAAAATAGTAATAGGACAAGAACCAAAATTAGGCCCTAAGGGCAGGCCTACTGGAAGAACTAAACCAAGCTATGGCGTAACTCAATATGTTCCAGGCGATGGTGCCAGGATATTTGGAAATTTAAACAATGATGAAAAAATTGCGCTCTTAGCAAAACTTGCTCAGATACCTGGTCTGTATAGTCGAAACAAAGCGCCAACCCAAGATTATCTTTTAAGATTAGTTTCTGCTGGCGGAAACATAGCCGTCAGAGAAGAAGATATGGACGCGCTAGAAAATGTCATGCGCTATGCCGACACTACTGGTGATAGCTATGGCACTGCTGTAGATAAGTTAGTTGCTAACCCAACCGTAGCTCAAGGATTCTTTGACTTAGCTGGAACCAAGACTGGCGCTGCTCGTAAGATTACCCTGACTCCAGCTGATGCTTTAGTAGTGGAACTACAACAGTCTCTTCTTGATTATCTAGATGTTAAGGCTAGCAAGAAAGAAGCTCAAGACTACGCTAAGAAAATTAACGAGCTAGAGAAAAAGCGTAAGGGACCATTAACTCAGCTAGAGCGTCAACAGCTGCTCCTTGACACAGTTCAAGACAAAGCAAAAGAAGTATTTAAAGATGGCGTTGACGAAGCAGATAGTTTGCTTATGCGTAAGGGCGCCCTTGGTGGTACCTACAATGCTTTGCGTGAAGAGTATAGGGACTATGGTATTCCTATTGATGACAAGTCTTTATACAAACTAGCTATTAATTCAATACGCAGTAAGCAAGCACTGGAAAATAATCTTAGTAAGATTAGACTTCAAGCAGAAGTTGCTATGCCTGCCCTCAAAGATTATATTCAACAGGGCCTAAGCCCTAAAGAAGCACTAGGAACTTACTTAGCTGCTTACTCTAGGTTTACAGGAATCCCTCAGAATCAAGTAGACTTAACTAGACTTGCTCCAGTATATTCAGGAGATAAGGTTATGCCATTTAATGATTGGGAAAAATACTTGTATACTCTTCCTGAAGCTAAAAATTCACCAGTAGTAAGAGAGCAGCAGTTAAGTGATGCTAGAGCTCTTATTAGAAACTTTATCGGATAGGTAGGATATGGCCAGAAGAATAGACCCAGCTCTTCGCCTTGAAGAAGAGGCAATGGCAGGTAGTGCCGTTGAAAGACGCCAAGAAGCACAACGTAGAGCTGCCATCAAAGAGACTCAGATTCCTACTGCCAAAGAAATTAAAGCTATGCCTCCAAAGGTAGCAGAGCGAGTTCGTGATGAAATTAAAGCTGGAGTCACAATCGAACTGGCAACTTTGCCAGATAGAATTGATACAGCAATCTTTAATGCTGGTAAAAGTTTAGAGGCTATAGAAGCAGAAGCAGCAGCAACTACTGCATTAGCAGAGGCTTATGAAGCCGAAGCAGAAGCTCTAGCAGCTGAAGCAAAAATGGCTGAAGCTGAAGGCGATAAGGTTATAATTGAAGCTGTTGAATCTGGTCAGTTTAACTACATGGAAATACCTACAATATTTAAAACAGTCGTCAATGAGCAGCCAAAATATGCAACTGTCTCTGATGCTGGACTAGCAGCCGCTGCTGCGGCTTTAAGCGCTGTTGGAGTAGAAGGCCTTGTAGAAGTAATGGCTGAGATTCGCAGGCTGTACCCTGGCATTTCCTCAGAAGATGCACTAAACCTTCTTAAGTTTGACAAGCGTTTTAATACCGCATATCTTACTCGTTTTGCTGGAAACAAAAAACTTCAAGACGCAGGCTTTGCAATGCTAGATGATAAAACATATCTTGCTACCGAAGCAGCTTATAGTAAAATCTTTAATGCCTATGGCTTAAAACAATACGCTAATCGTGATAGATACGGCAACTTAATTGGTAGTATGATATCAGCCGATGAACTAGCTGGACGTATATCTACTACATATGATAGAATTGTGAAAGGCGCATCAGAGACTAAGATTGCTTTAAATAGACTCTTCCCTGAATTAAATGATGCAGATATTTTAGCCTATGCTATTGACCCTGTAAATCAACTACCAGCTATTAAGCGTAAGATTCAAGCAGCTGAGATTGGTGGAGCTGCCCTCGTCCAGAATTTAAGCATTGGACTTGACAGTGCACCTACTGAGGCAACTGGAATCCAGGGAGTAACTCGCCAAGGACTAAGCGTTGAGCAACTACTCAATCAAGGTGTAGACTTGCAAACTGCTAGAACAGGTTTCTCTAGAGTAGCAGAATCTTTACCTGTTGCTGAAAAACTAAGTGGACTTTATAATACCCAAGCTGGTCAAGTTGGAAGAATGCAACTAGAAGAAGAACAGTTTAAGGGACTAGCTTCAGCTAAGCGGGCTCGTCAAAAGATTATTGGACTAGAGGAAGCTCAGTTCGAACAACGCGGTGGCGTAGGTAAGTTAACGAAACAGCGTTACAGCTAAATAAAATACTAGAATCCTGACATGGACTCATCGGCCCCATGCAGCGTATTAGACCGATAGCAAGAGCCAACCCATTACCCCGAATGGACTTGAGGCTTGCGACTAACAACGAATAGAAGGGTGGTTGCTATGAGCAACAACTACTGGGATGAAGAAGACGACGACCTAGATACAGAATCACAGTCGTTTGGTGCAAGTGAGAGTGACTTACTAAAGAAACTCCGCAAGGCTAAACGCTCTGATGAGAAGCGTATCAAGGAACTGACTGAGCAACTTGAGGGTTTAACCAAGGTGCAGCGTGAGCGAGTTGTCAAAGAAGTCCTAGCAAAAAAGGGTGTTAATGAGAAAGCCGCACGCCTTGTATTAAAAGACTTGGATGATGTTAACGAGGAGTCAGTTTCTAATTGGCTCGATGATAACGCAGACTTGTTTGGAATCAAGGTAGCGGAACAAGAAGCACCAGTAAATCAACAGGAGATTGCTCGGCTTCGCCAGCAAGATATCCTGACACAAGGTGCTCTAACACCTGACAGAGGACTAGATGTAGAACAGCGTTTGAACCAAGCTGGTTCAGCCGAAGAGTTACTGTCTATCCTTCAGTCACAACAATAATCCGTTCATAGTCAAGGAGACTAAAAACTAATGTCACAATATACATCAACCGCGAGCACATCTCTCGGTGGTACAGTTGGTGGCGCAGGTCTCGTACAGAAGGCGTATGACCGTCTTCTCGAGTTCGCTCTCCGTTCAGAACCACTACTTCGTTCTGTAGCAGATAAGCGTCCTGCCCGTCAAGCAATTCCTGGCTCAACTGTAGTGCTACAGCGCTATGTTGATTTGGACCAGAAGACCTCAACACTAACAGAGACAGTCGACCCAGATGCAGTTGCTCTAACAACTCCAACATCTGTAACCATTACTCTTAACGAGTATGGTAATGCTGTTCTAGTAACCCGCGCTCTTGAGTTATTCTCACTAGCAGACGTAGACCCAGCTATTGCAAATATCATTGCATACAACCTTGCTGACTCTATCGATGCTGTCGTTGGAACAACTCTAACTGGCGGAACTAACGTAATCTATAGCGGTTCAACCGCTACCAGCACCGCCACAATTGCAGCTGCTGCAACAATTGATTCAGCAGATATCCGCAAGGCTGTTGCTAAGCTCCGTGCTAATAAGGCCAAGGCTCGCCGTGGTTCTTACTACTGGTGCGGAATCCACCCAGAAGTTTCCCACGACCTGCGTGCAGAGTCTGGAAACCTAGGCTGGAACTTTGCTCACATTAACTCTGACCCAGCCGTTAATAACGTATGGGCAGGAGAAATTGGCGACTACGAAGGAGCATTCTTTGTTGAGTCTTCTCGTATGCCAAATGCTAAAGATGGCGCAGACCAAACTGCTCTTACTACAACCGCAGTAACCGTTGCAGGTACATCAGCAGGCTTCACCTTCGGTGTTGCTTCTTCTGCTGTTATCGCAACTCGTGCTGAGGTAGGCGATAAGATTGCTGGAACTGGTATTGCATCTGGTGCAAAGATTACTGCAATCAGCACCTCTGGCTCAACCACTACATTTACTGTAGATACAGCCAACACTGCTGCAGTTACTGCTACAACAACTGTAACTGTAACTCCAGTAACACGTGTATTTGATACTATCCTCTGCGGACAGCAAGCACTT